TCCTGCGACGACCATGAAAGGTTGTCGTCTTTGTAGTAGCCACCCACAATGGGGAAGGTGGACTGCTTCATCCTATATACCAATTAGAACCATTGATCGAGTTCAGCGCTTGACGCCTACCACCAGGAATCGGCGCATCCAGAATCGGCTGGATTGGCGTTGCTACCATCTGGTCACGCCATAGGTCATTGAGGCTGGCAACGGCTACTTGGGCGACTCCTGGTAATGGTGTGACGCCATATTCAGGCGCAAGCGTCATCGCCAAGTTATAAGCGACGGCTTGTTCGGCTTCCACCGGAATAGGCATTTCATCATCTGGCGCAGAGACGGGCGACCAACCCAAAGACAGCAGGTCAGCCTCCCATCGTTGCATCATGGCGTTCAGCGCGTCAATCGCCGTACCCATATCACGAGGCCGCACATCTTGTGAGGGATCGATGACCTGAATAAGGCGAAGTGAACGTCCGACGATCTTGACGACGGTTGTCATGGTTTAGGCCATGATGCCGGCGGCTTTAAGTTTCGTCAGGATCGCGTTTAGCTCGGTAGCAAGCGTGGCGAAGTTGGCGTTTAGAATGGGCTGACTGAAACTAGTTCCTACATCGACAATGGCAGTGGCCGGCGTTCCCGGACCTACACTCGTCAACGCTGCTTGGTCAGCCGATTGCAGAACGACACCAGCAACGGTCGTGGTCGCAGCGGGCGCATTTTCGCCAACGAGAGACACGATATCGTTGATGGAGACGGTAGCCTTACCGCCATTGTTCTGCGATGCGTAAAGAAGGGTGTTAAGGGTTGTCATGATTTGCTCCTAAGCCGACTGATTGAATCGGAGGAAAGTGAAAGTAAGATCACTTCCAGATAGATCAGAACCGCCATTTTGCTGCATCGTGTTATCGGTAACCACAATCGTTCGAAACGATGGTGTTAAGTTTCCTCCGATAGGAACGCCATCATTAACATTGGTTTGATCCACGCTAAGCAAAACATCTCCGGCCTTCACGCCCGATAGCGTGAAGGTTGTTTCATCAGAAGAAACACCATTTCCGGTAAGTTGAATTATCTGAATCGGCGAATAAAGAGTCATATGAATTTCCATGGAAAGAGAGCCCCGAAGGGCTCTCAGGATTGGTTTTAGCCTTCACTTTGCGTGACGACATTGCCAGTGGGATTAACCCACAACTGACCAACAACATGCGGATCAGCTCCGGGAAGGTCGCCCATAAAAACCGGGCTAGTTTCCACAGTGCCTACGCCAATAGGCGCACTCCACCAATAGCTTTCAGAGCGCTGGGCAACACTAGGGTTAGTTGGATTAGTCATGATTTACTCCTTATGCCGGGGTGAAGTCGGACGGATCGTTAGTGATACGCGCAGCCCATTCAGGACGAAGCGCACCGAAGGCGTACATGATGTCGAAACGGGTCAGGTTCATGTCATTGACGATGCTGGAACCTTCTGTCACACGCATCGAGACACCGTTGTACTGACGTCGCGAGGTTTTCCAGCCAGCCAATTCCGGCAGATCAACCGTCGCAAATGCGAAGGCTTCCGGGCGATACGCCAAGGACACGCCGTAGGACGAGCTTGCCGTCTGATCGATGGTAATGACCGCATTGTCTGCTGGTAGCGCCGTGACGTTCTGCTCAGAACCCGTGAGGGTCAGTGCCGGATAGATGCCGATGGAACCCGCGCCTCCAGCATAGTTGGCCGTGACGACGAACTGACGCAGATAGCCAAGATTCGCCTTGGTCTGCGGATGGACGGCGAACACACCGGCAAAGGTGATGATCGTACCGACCGGAACCGCACCCGTGCCGGTATCTACCACAATGGACGATCCAGCCTGATTTGCACCGTTGACCAGATAACCCGCGCCAGCACCGTTTGTAAAGACTGGCATCACGGTCGAGCTGTTCCAGTCATAACCGGCGGCACGACCCATCACACCATCTTCGTACTGCGTATCAAGCTGCTTCTGCGAGTTGAACAAGCCAGCCAGAGCCGGAACCAGAGTGGTTTCGGACGTGGTGTTCATCAGCATCTTCATGGTAGACGGACCCGCGCCGTTGTCCATGATGAGCTTTCGACCAATGTTCGCCCATGCAAGCTGCGTCCACTGTGCCGCGCCACCGGGACCGGTCTGGTTTGGAATCGATTGCAACGCAAGATTCTGCACAGCGGCTTCAACCGTGACAGCCAAGTCCGCGACCTGCTGGCTCAGATAGCGAGCATCGAACTCTTCGATATCCAGCGCCAATTCGGAACTGGTGTATTGGACGGAGAAGTTCAACTGATCGATCACCTTCACATTACGGATGATCGTTTCCAGTGGGGCAGGAGCCGCAACGCGGCCTGAGGTAATGACGGCATGCTGCGGAACAGCAACACGCAAGGTATCGCCAATCGCTGGCGCACCTTCTTTGAACTCCGACGCATACGTGCGCGGGATAGTCTTGATGAAGGAGAGATTTTCGCTGAACCGCATCAATGCGCGGTCAGCGATCATGTCAGTGGTGAGTAGCTGGTTACTAGCCATTTTGAAGCCTCATAGGAAGGATTTAGCGCCCTCCCTGCTTCTTCCAAGCTTTGATGCGGTCAGCCGTGGACATCCCTGGATCGTTGATGTCTACACTGGGCTTACCCGCACCTGAGATTGTCTTCACAGGCGGCGGCGCAGAAGTGGTTTTCTTGGCAGTCACAGGCTTCGGCGTTTCCGCCGTTTCTTCACCCTCGAACCGTTCGGCCAACTTGGCGATTTCTCGAACCTGCTGTAAGCGCGGTAACGCATTGATGCGCTCGGCTTCTTTCATGTTCGTGGCTAGATGATGGGCAATCTCAAGATCGTGTTCGTCACCCATGAACAACTCGGTCAGCGGTTTGTAGGCCGGATCGGTATTCAGTTTTGACGACACAATGTCATCCCAAGCACCATCGCCAGCCTTTTCCTCAAAGGCATCGACATGCGACTTGAACGATTCTTGGGCTTCAGCCTGTTTCCTCTGCTCCGCTTCCTGTTTCGCTGCATGGTCTTTTCGCTCAAGAGCCTGTTCAACGCGATATGCGATGTACTTGTCCTGATCGAAGTCGAAGTCCTGTAACGTTTTCTCGTGCGACGCGGCCTGCGGTTGTGGTGCAGACTCGTGCCTTACGGGTTCGCGCTTTTGGATTTCTTCCAGTACAGCAGCACGGGTGCGGGCTTCGGTGACTTGCCGTTCCCTTTCTAGCCTTTCCTTCATCCAGCGAGGCAGGCGTTTTTCGCCTTTCTGTGGAGAGTCCGCGTCTAGAGCGTCGCTTTCCCCTTCCGGGGGCTTTGCAGCTTCCGGTTTCGGCTCTGGCTTAGGCGTCTGTCGTGCCGTGATATTCGGCGTTTCAGCAGCCTTAGAGCTGGTATCGATTGATTTCAGCTCAGGTTGAGCTACCGGTGCCGTTACACCGTTGGTTTCGTCGGTCATGATGTTTACCTTTTGTGCTGGCAATGTCAAGGCGTGCCAGCATCACCCCATTAAGCGATACAAGCCCAAAGAACTTTGCAAGCAATGTGAATTGCCTGATCAGTGTTAATTCCAATCTTCTTTTCACACTTTGCATGGTCAGTTAGTGCATGAACGACAATCTCAGCCGCGCCGAGCCACCAAACGCCCGTAATCAATGCCACAAAGCCGCCGTGGATGAAGGAATGCGCCAATAGGCAATGCCACCACGGAACATAACCGGGGCCTGTTCTGCATTTCCCCATTGCCAAGAAATCACCTTGCAGCGGGTAATCGGCAATAAAATGGGCAGCTATTAGTAGGAATAGCATGTAAGCCATCAGAATCCACCTGTATACGTGTCAGGTGAAGATGGACCAATCGGACCTTCATGCGGCACAGCGAAGCCCACTGGCTGCTGTGGCATGAGGGCTGCCCCGTTCTGGATCATCGTGGCGTGACCATCGGCCTCGGTGCCGGGAATCTTGGCGACGAGACTGGCGGTCTTGGCTTCTTCCAGCTGCACCTGCGTCTGTGTCTTGGCAGCGATGTCCTGCGCGCGCGCCGTCGCGAGCGTGGCTTGTGCCTGATGATGGGCAGCCTGCGCAATGACCTGCGGCGGCGGCGGTGCGGGCGGCGCGGGCGGCGGATCGTTCGGTCCTGGCGGGATAATGCCCTGCTTGACCAGCGCCGTACGAATCCACTCCACAGCATCGTCAATGCCTGGAACGTCCATCGACTTCATCATCAGGTATTGGCCGATAGCGCCAACAGGTCCCGGCGTCTGCGCCACGGTCTGCGCGAACTCCGCCAGTTCCATGCGAGCCGTCTCGTAAGACTTTCCGACCGTTACCGTCACATCGTACTTACCGCGTGAGAGGTCGTTTTCGACGTATTCCTTACCTGTGACCGGATCAGTGACCATCTTGTTGATCGTGACGTATTTCTCAGCCAGATCAGGCCCCAGAATGCGTATGGAGCGTTCGGCATCATAGTAATGCGGGATAGCGTCCACCAGAATCTCACCCAGCCGTTTGAGTGCTTTAACCTGATTGTCCACATAGACGAAGTTGACCACTTCCGCTTGAGCATTGCGCGCCATGATCGCGCGACCGCTGGTTTCATTTGACTGGCTTCCTACCGACGCGTCATACACACCGGTCGTAGCCTTCATCTCATCGACGGTGATATTGGACAGGTTCGCGAGGGCTGAAGGTAGCTGCGCCATCGGTTCGCGTGAAGGACCGCCTGGTGCGTTAGGGTCAGCGTTGAACAGCAATACCGGCGGATCGTCATAGCCTAGTCGTTCGTAATAGCTTTCCAGACCTTTGATCATTGCCGGAGTAGCTTTAAGCGGGCTGTTCGGAAGCTTGGCGACCACCTCCACCATCGAAGACATTTCAAAGTTGTGAATGGTCTGCGAGTCACGGGCAAAGCGCGTCATTCCTGAGTAAATCTGCTTGCCATCGATACTGATTAGATCACCCCATTGCGGAACAATCGGGATCATCGAACCACCCCATTTCGTCGGTTCTTCGAGCTTTCCATTGCCTGATACAGGGCACGAATAGATCACGTCCACATCGACTTCGCGAGTGGATTTGATCGTTACTGGTGGCGTGGCAGCCGGTGGAGGAATAGCTGTAGCGCCAGCTGGTGCCGTGGCTGGATCAACAGGAGGCATAGATTTAGCTGCATCAGCTTGCGCTTTCTGATAACCCTCATAGTCTTCTTCATCGACAATCGAGCCATCGGAAAGCAATAGGATCGTCTTGGGTTGCTTCTCTGCGTACCAGTACTCGGCAATGCGCACCATATCTTCGGTGCACCACAATAGGTCGCTATCACTGTCAGTCCGGGCTACATCGAAGTCCACCACTTCCGCATTAGGCCAACGTGCTGTGAATGTTGCCTTTGGAATCAGTTCGGAAATGAACCAATATCGCGCGTCGGATCTGTCGAACTTTCGTGCAGATGGATCGCAAAACACGGTCATTGGATCAAGCACCGCTTCGATCTTCAGACATTGGTCGAACGTATCAGGTGACTCATAGTCCGACTTGACGCGCAGAACGCCATAGCCGCCGCCACACGACCACTGGAAGGCAGTGTCATAGGCGTTGTCAGCCGACGAATCGACCTCGATATTTTTGATCATGCCGTTGAGGACTTCTGCCGTGTCAACGTCCTCGTCATTGGACGCGCGGCATTTAATCTCTGGCTTGTTCTTTAGCTGCTGCCCGGTCACTCGGCGAATCAACTGGCGAACCCGATTGAACTCGTAGTTCGGCTTGTTGCGGCGCTTGGCCGTGAGATGAGCGTCCCATTGATGCCCAGCCACAAAGGCGAACTTCATGTCTTCGACGCACTGCCGACGTTGTTCGGTGTCGAACGTCATAGCATCAGAGGCGCGCTCAAGCATCTCTTTTGTCCACGAATCTTTCTCGACCACTTTCTGCTTGGTTTCACCACCCGTTGAACGGTAGGTCTTGGACTTAGCCATGGAATAGCTCCGAGCGCTGGCCGAAGCCTTCACGGGTGAATTGGGTGGTAAAGGAGATGTTTGGCATAGCGCCGAGGTTTAGCGTGGCGTAGTCAACGGCAATTAGCCCAGCTGCATCAGCGGAGTGGCTTGACCAATCATGGTGGGGACCTAAGCCGATATTGCGGTTCTCATCGCGCTTTTCGTGATACCAGCCCAGCGCTGATCGTCCTGCTTCGGTTTTCTTCTCATCGAACCACATAGAAGGAAAAGCTCTACGCATAGCTTCGATGCGCCTGGAAGCGGCACCTGCACCCATATTGGGAATGACACGCACATCGAACTGAGCTTCCATCAACGCACTTTGATAGCTCACCTGAAATACCTTGTCGTGCTGTGCTCCATCGTGAGGAAGAACAAGCTCAGCCTTACCGTAACCGTGATCGCGTAGCCACTGGACATGCACGCTCAAAGGTTGACCAACAGTCTCATAGTGATCCAGCACGCGTATCTCTTTGCCAATGAACTGGACGATCCAGATAGCGCATGCGTCAGCTTTGGCACCCGTTCCACCAATGTCCCAATAGGCACGTAGTGTCATTAGAGGGTCGGCAGATAGATTGCCAATGCGGCCTTGTTCCTTGGCTTCGGCTAAGGCTTTGGCGTAATACGCACCCTCCACGGAGCGTTTATAGCCACCTTCCCATATGTGATCGTACTGATCTGGCCGCTCCTCAAGGTCGCGCAAGCGCTCACGTTCCAGTTTTGCGGGGAACTTGGGGTTATCGCGCCAATTAAGCTCGACCATCCGCACGAGAGAGTCAGTCGATAGCCGAAATCGCTTCTCGACGGCGTCAACTTCACGCTCGGGGTTCCATGTCACCCAAAGCTCAGCGTTCCAGTCCGTTCCTTCCTCACGCAACGTTGGTATCAGCGTAGACCACGCATCGTTCGTGACCGGGCTTGCCTCATCGACCCAGCAAATCAGAATGCGACCCTTTGATTTGATGCTGGCGATGTTCCGATCTAGACCGGAGAATGCGAACGAGATGCGCCCATCCTTTGACTTGATGTACTTATCGCCTACATCGTAATAGTCAGCTAGCCATTGTTCGTCTTGAATCGCCCGCTTCACTTCCTCAAGGCTGGAATCCTCAAGGCTATTCATGAACAGGCGAGCGCAGACGATGATGCCGCTAACGCCAGACGATCCAAACATCATCCCGCGTACTGCTGCCATCTTGGCGAATGATCGTGTCTTGCCTGAGTTGTGGTTGACGATACCGTTTGACAGGTAGTTCTCAAGCACCGGCACATGTAAATCCCAATACACAAGGCGGTCGTGCTTGCAAATGCTTTGTATGCCAATCAAACTATGGCGGTCGTGAACACAACTGGGAGAAAACCATGAACTATCGTGAACGCCGAGCCGAGGCATGCCGGGAATTGTTCGCTTCTTTCCATCCTGACTTTTCAGGTTGTCGTGATAAAGACCGAGCGAATGAAATTCTTGAGATGGCTCGCGAAGGAATGTTTTCTGCTGATATAGCGCAACGTCTCGGCATAACTCCAAAGGCTGTGCAGAAGCTTTACCGTCGCTATAACTTCCCTCAGCTACAGAACTTTTCGCCGCCGCTGCGAGAAGAACGCGTTGGCTGGACAGGTGGCGTGAAGGAAGTTCGCGGGTATCTGTATTCTCGTTCGCCAGGTCATCCGCGTGCGTCCAAGTATGGGAACTATGTTGCGGTTCACCGACTTGTGATGGAGAAGAAACTAGGACGATATCTGAAAGGATCGGAGGTTGTTGATCATATCGACGGGAATACGAGAAATAACCACCCGGATAACCTTCGTGTTTTTCCGAATAATGCGGAGCATCTTCGCGTGACGCTGAAAGGCCGTGTTCCGAATTGGTCGCCGGAAGGCAAAGCTCGGATGGGGACGCCACGTAAACCGAATCAGCCATCGTCAAATCTTGAAGCTCAACCCAGCCTCGATTCGTCAGAAAGCGATGCTCGTCCGTTACAGACATTGACCGACCATCCAGAAGAGTCACCAAGTAAAGCTGTTGCTCGTCATATGGAATGGATGGAGTAGCTGGAGCTATAACGACTCGACCATCCAGCACCGAGTAAACGCTGCCTCCTTTGAACTCGCTTATCTTCACTTGACCTGAAGGCGTGTCGATAAGCGTATCGGGGTGGCAGCAGCCGCGCCCACCAAAAGCCCCACGGACGTCTGCTGCTCCCAAAAAGATAGGCCGTAGCTTTGGAGGAAGCTGGACAGTGACTTCGGTCAAGGCTTGTCCATGTCAACGAGCTTGATGGAGTGAACTATCTGGAAGGGATTATCTGGGTCTGTAGACATTTCAACGCTCGATAGGTCGGGAACTGATTTCCTTAACAAAATTTCAGCTGACTTAAGCTGTGTTGCGGTAAGATCACGCTTACCCTCGAAATGGTCATGCAGCCCACGGATTAACATACTCGCCTGTATCTTGGCGCGTATCTCATCACTGTGTTTTGGGCGTAGTGTCCGTGCAGCCATTCGTATAAGTCTCGCGTCTCTTAGTCGTTAATATAGTTGCTAACCAGTTCATTAATTAGGCAAATAAAAAGGTCTTACAAGCCCTTGGTATCGATGTCGATTGGTTCAATATCAGGTTTTACATCTTCCATTTCCATGAGGATTTTCAATACATCGTTGTCAATGATTTCCGCCAGTGAATTCACTACCTTATCCAGGGCTTTGGTTAATTCGATTTCGTATTCTTCCAAAATTTTCATATCAGCACTCACCTTACTCCCGCATAGTACATCGCCCGGCCCATAACGACAGAATGACGCCGTAGCGCCATGGTAATGCAGTAGGTGAGGTAGGTTTGGCTGGAAACGGTGCTTTTCTTCGATGGCCTACGAACTAGCTTGCCATCAACAATGTCCATGTCTTCGTATCCCGTGAGGTAGCCAATTTTCTTGGTCGTCATGTCAGTCATCGACCACCGTATGGTGTGATCCAGCATGCAAGCGAATGACGCCAGTTGTCTATGCGTGAATTGATTCGATCCTTGGCTTTCTTCCAGCGTGAGCGCGTGTCCGGCTTAGGCTGCGCCCACAATGGCCGTGGTATTCCTTTGAGGAAATCCATTTCTACCTTCAAGTACGCGGTAGCACGTTCTGCAATCATCTGTGGCGTCAGAATTTCCATATTAGCCTCCCTTGAACCACTTCATCGGCTTATCGGCAACCTTGCTGGTCGTTTTGGGGCTATTGGACTTCGCGGCGGCTTTCTTAGTCGCTACCGTCTTGGGCAACGTCGATTTGCTTTTCATCTTCATGCGCATTCCTCTAGGAAATTCATGGCTTGTTCGTGCTGACGGTGCTTTACATCCATTGTCATGTAGGTCGTGACCAATGCGTTGATCAATTCCCTCTTGGATAGCGAACGCAAATCACGCGATCCCCACATACCCATAAACGGCAACTCTTCTTCGTCGTTCACTTGAACCCTCGTGAGCTACGGTGACTATCGAGCTTGGCGCGTGCCTTGGCTTGGATCGTATCGGCTGTCTTGGCGGATATATTACCTGCATTCTTGGCACGTGTTGCGCCTGAGATAGCGGCACGGGCGTGGTTCGCGTCATTGATTGGGAATGATCGTCCCTTACCTGCGAAATCCGATTTGGGCAACGCTTTACGGGCTTTGGTAGTGAGCTTAGCCATATCAACCTCTAGGGATATTGGATAGTGTAAGGCCCATTGCTTGAGCCGTAGATAGCATTTGGAAAGATCGGTCTGTCTAATACCTCAAACTGGAACTGTTGGCTAGTGATTTCGCCATTGCTCCATGTAGCCGTCGCTTGCAATGCTCCCCATCCCGCATAATTGAACGCAGCATCACACGCTACTGTGCGGTTTGTGGACTCTATACGGGCATTCGATATATTGATCGACCACGGGCTTGTGCAGTCCCACCGGACAGCCACAATTGTTACACCTAAAGGCATAGCCCCATTGAAGTCTGCCACGCAACAGCGCTTGGAAAACCTACGGATACGCCTAGACTCATTCCGTGCCGCTGTATAGCCACTCACGAACGACCGCGTAACACGGCCTAGCTCGCCACAATCGGGCGTTGATGGCGCAGGTGGCGCAGGCGGATTAGCCGTAGGCGTCAGCGTAGCCGTATCGGAAGCACAGCCCGAACCGGGGTTGACCGTGACTTCATAGCTGGAACCGCCTGTGGGCAAAGTGGCGCTGTACGCTGTAGGCGTTTCGCTCAGGGTGACATTCAGCAGGCTAACCGTGGTCGAACCGTTGAAATAACTGACGTTGGCTGTCGTGATCCCTGCCACGCTAGAACCCGTAAAGGCGATGGTGTCACCGGTTGCCACGCTCCCCGTGTAAGCCAGTGTCGTCTCGTCGTTCACGACCACGTAACTTGTGCCATCCCAGCAGGCGGGTGGCGTATTCGTGCCATCCGTGAAGTTGGCGGCTGTGGTGAAAAGGTTAGCCATGCAGTTTTCTCACCAAGTCCGCGTGCTGTGGGTACAGTTTACGCGATCCTGACGGATTTATGCGGTAGTTGTAAACCCTGTCGGGCAAGTCAATGCCTGGGCCGAAGCCATCTGCATGACGGCTCAAGGCTTCATCGCTCAATATCGGCCATGCTCCAAAGTCAAAGCCATTCAGCACATCGCGGCGGTAGATTCGCAAGTTCTGCCGATTGTCAAAGAGGCGTGGCTTGCCGTTCTGCCAGACCGTCTCCCGCGTGTAAACAGCAGGAGCGCCGGATTGCAAGCTATCCCTCAACACAGAAAACGCATTTGGCTCTAGCCAGTCATCGTCGTCTACCGTGGTTACGTAGGGGTGCGAACCCATCGCGTAGCCATGCTGGCGGGCGTGACCAATATGACCATCTATGTAGGGAGCCAGATGGACTTCGACCGCGTAGGGAAGCGATACACAGGCGTCAATGAGGCTATACAAGCACCGATCCACCCACGTCACGGGCGTTTTCGGGCTGATAATGACATGCACGTCAAGCATAATGGCAGCGCGGGCAGGATTTGAACCTGCAATACTCGACTTCAAAGGACGATGCCTTACCTGATTTGGCTACCGCGCTGTAGGTAACCTGAAACATCTCACGACGTGACAGGCTCAGTGCAGGGCGTCTAGGGGGATAGACAGAAATCCCTACAGAATTTTGGCGGAAATGGAAGGATTCGAACCTTCGCGCCCTTTCGAACGTACCGGTTAGCAACCGATTGCCTTCATCCACTCGGCCACACTTCCTAAAAATGGCGGAAGGTTGAGGAGTCGAACCCCTACCGTTTCCAGTCCCTCCGGGTTCAAACCGGATTGCCAGCCAACCTAGCGGAACCTTCCTTAATAACATCAAGCGATATGTCTGACGCTGATCGAATCATTGCGCAAGTGCTTGGTCTGTGCAAGTGCATCTTGAGCATTCAGATGCATCAAATACTTTGTGCGCTCTTCCATCGCAAACCGAGCTATAGCCTTGTCCGCTTCGCTCAATACGAATTCGAAGTCCATCGTTTTCTCGTTATCGCTGATCTTGATCATGATATTTTCCTTAGCCTGCATTGAACGATGCAAGAATGATGCCAGATTCTCCGTCATAGACATCCCAAAGAAGCTTAGCTCTGACATTCTCAGATTTACTTGACCAAGAATCATAGAAATCTGGATGAAACTCTTTGGCTGATTTTTCGTCAATTGCCGCAACAACACATCCATCAAATGTGTCATAGCCTTCGTTTTCTTCTTGTGTAAGTAACCAAAGTTTCACTTTCTACCCTCCGACCTGTGCATATCTTCGCGCAAATCCTGCACCCTTAGCTCGTTGCACCGCTGGTCGCTATGCTCGATTTCAGTTCGAAGTGTATCGATTAGCGACGACTTGTCCGATTCTTGGTTATGCACGATCACCGGTCCTCCGATGCCCATCGCCGCCATCAGGGCGTAGACCATCCACTGCGGGACTGGCTTCGGACTGTTTAGGCGATGCGTTGGTAATTCGTCGGTCATCACCTGATCCTGTGAGCTTCTTGGCTTCCATCTTACGGCGCTTTATTTCCTTGCGATAGTAGTCTGCATTGCTCTGCATTTTCTTTGCCGTATCCCGCGTGGATTTTTCCAAAGCGACAAGTTGGGTCAAGTCAAAAAATTCAACTGGGTAGCCAAGCAATTGTGATTGTTCAGATTTACGGTTTATCCGGTCTGAGATGGCTTTGGATTCGCGGACTGTCATGGATTGCCTGCCCTGCTTTTCGCTAAGTTGGATTTCTTCACTTCCTGAGAAAGAATCACGCGTTCTTTAGGTGTCATGGAGGCAATAGCGAAATCGGCGTCTTTGTATGTGATGCCATGTTTTTTCGCGAGATGATTCGTTAGGCGACGTTTAGCTGCTGAATGGGTCATCAGAAAAGGCCTTCAATAGCGCGGTCAAACTCATCAATGTTTTGATCGATCAGCTCACGCAAACCGGGATATTCTGGCTGTTCCTTTGACTGCTGCCAGCCGATGTAACCAAACGAAACCTCTTTCGGTTCAGTGTGTCCATCGCCATAGTTGCGCATCTGAGATTCCAGCCAGTCCAATCGTTCGCGGTCGGTATGTTCCATCTCAAAACGCCTCAATCGCTTTATTGACTATATCCACCAGCGTTTGGCCTTCGCGGCGGTACTTTTCTAGCTTGGCTACGTTGGTAGGCGTAAACCAGACACCGATAAATTTATCTCCCTTGGCGAGTCTAGATTGACGCGCTTTGGCTTGATATTGGTTTTCTTTGATGCGGATCATGGTTTCTCTAGCAGGAACATCTTTGCGAAATGGCGCAGCTGTCCCCGGTGGATAAACGTTAAAACCACTCGGGTACATTGAGTTCATCGCTAAAACCCACTTTTTCTCTAGTTCGTTTAGCTGGTAAGGGGAACATGTTTCCAATATCGCTTTTTCAAAACTTTTCCACCCAAATTCTTCTATCGCATCCGCTATTTTCCCACTACTTCCTCTTTTGTGGCCTAAAAACCTTTGCTCTATATCAATGCTTTGACCTACGTATGTTTTACCTGTCGCAACATGCTTTATGGAATAAATTCCGCAAGTCATGGTTTAACCTTTTCCAAAGAATCTTCAATTGCTCGGCGCACAAATTCAGCCACTGGAACGCCGGTTGTCTTTTTTTGATTTTTAAGTCGGCCAACCATTTCTTGAGAGAGAAAAATATTCACTCTAACCATCGGTACAACTATGTCGTTTTTCATTTTTATGCCAGTGATGATGTATACATATATCATGCACACTTATATGCTTACGTCAACACCTAAATATCGAACGACAGGGTTTAGCTATTAGAAAAGCGAATATCCTGGCTCAGTTTTAGCGTTACTGCCAGCTTTTTCAATTGATTCACAAAGCTCGCGATGCATTTTTTCTTCCCTATCTTCAAGACGCTGTTTTTCTCTACGAACGTCTAGTACGCGTCTGGCTTCGCCTTGAAACTCTATGGGCATTTTGCAGATAGCTTCATCTTCGTTAGCTCGTATCTGATTGGCAATGACACCTTGCATGATGGCTATATATGCTGATTCAAACATGATTAACTCCTGTGACTAATCGGATTGCCTCACCAACTGTATAAATCACGTGTACCTCGCAGCCAACACGGGCTATCTCAGCATGCATCTTGACCTGGGCGGCCGTTAACTGGCGATCTAGGCGGGGTTTCAGCGGGTTCTTGACCTCGATCATCCACATGGAATGTCGATAGCAGGCGAGAAGATCGCAAACACCACCACCCGCGCCAGATAGATCCATCACGAATACGCCTATTTGACGCAATGCAGCGACAATTTCCCTTTGATTTTCGTCGGTTCGACGCTTGTGGTGGATCATCTCGGCTGAAACCATGAAAATGGGTTTATTGTTCTCTTCCAATTAAGTCCACTCATCTGTTGGGATGCCATTGAAGGATTACTAGGCATGCTAGGCCAAGCGTTTTGCATTGATGCAATAAAACGATTAAGACTTACTCGGCATTCGTCATAAGCCTCTTTCGGCGTTCGACCATTTCCTGAGCATGGGCTACCGGGAAGGAAGCAATACCAACCACCATGGCTAGGCTTAATGTGATATTTGTTCGGTCTCATTTCCTATCCTCCATAGCCTGCCACGTACGGAAAACACCTTCAGCCAGTGCAAGTCGAAGCTGATCACGCGTATAACCCGATTTAACCGCACCATCGCATTTCTGATGGCATGGATAGCAGCACCAAGCGCCGATAGCGTCAGACGACTTGTAACCGCGTCCTGAGAGTCCTGCAAGAGAGTAGTGCGCAAGAATTGTCGTTTCACCTCCGCCGTCACAGCCTTCTAAGCGAACCATGCAAGGCTGACCTCTTGCCGCTTTACGCGCTGGCGTGGTTTTCATGGTGAACTTCCGCCTTTCATAAACTGATCGGCATAGATTTTCATCTTTACAGGATCACTCCATGGCGATAGCGCGGAAGAAGGTTCATCCCATTTAGTGAAAGCCATCGTGATGATGGTATCCCAATCATTTTTAGTAGGCATAGGCATTTTCCCAGCGAAACCGCGAAACCAGTAAGCGAATTCATTCGACGTCATTTTTTCTCTCCCTTTCCGCGTCCAGCCAGCCTTTTTCCCAGAATGCTGTGGCCCAATGCGAGTCACGGGCCATCGAAAGTCGGTAAGGACACATGTATTTTTCCAAACCAGCCTTATAGTCAGCATATCCACGATTGATGCAGGTGATGCGGTCGTATAGGTCGGTCATGGCGATTTCTCGCGATGCGTGATTAACGCGATCATCAGACCGTTTCTACGCAAATCCATCTCTTTCTGAATCTCAGGGTGCATTTCCAAGATTGCCTTTTTCACGGCATCGTCTATGGATGGCTCAATTGCAGCCAACGCTTTACCTTTGAGTTCGTCAAACATCTTCTTGCAAAACATATCCAGCAATAAATGATCGATCTTCACGCTTTCGTTGTTTTCCATGGCTATGCATTCTCCCGTAATTTGAATTGATCCGGCCTATCCAGCTTTCTCACCCTAGCAATCGTACCGTCAGCGTGAAGCGCTCTCGTTGCGCTACTCACACCCATCCAGGAACAGTCCGTAAGCTGGCATAACTCCCCGATATCCCTAGGACCATCGGCTAGCGCGGTGATGATCTTTAGGGATTTGGGCGAGCGGCGGGATTTGGCGTTCATCGTCAAAAGTTTCCCTCTGCAACTTGAAAGCATGGAACGGCGTTGGATCGCCACATCGAAACAACTTGGTTTCTATCGTCAAAAACAGCAACCAAGCGCCTACGATCTTCGTCAAGCATGCCATCCCACCATTCCTGCTTGACCACATTGTCAGCCCTATAGTCTCCCTCTTGCCGCATAACCAAAGCGGTATCTAGGTCATGCGTCATGAAGTTGGTATTTTCTATAAGCCATTTAACGGTTTTGTCTCTCACTTCCTCACTACGCCCGCTGAAAATCCAAATATCGGCAGAGTGCCTAAGGCGCTCCATCGTCGCAATCACCGCAGGAATGGGTAAATCTCGGTTACACGCTGCGTAAAATCTACGCCAACGGTTAGGGTCATGTTTCTCATCGAGAATATGCTTGCGATGCTCGATGTTTGCCAAAGTCCCATCTAAGTCAAAAATGTATAACGGCTTCATACCCAATCCCTCGCCATAGCCTCGCCGATGATGTAATTCATAGCCTGCATCTACCATCTAACTTCGCTTTATCGTGATAGTTACGCTTCAAAGCCTCTTGCCGCAACCATAGGCGACATTCGGTTTGTGCAGGTTCTTTCAGTTTGTCGATCAATGGACCCCATCGTCGGAAGTTAGGTTCTATTTGCATGATATTCAGGGCCTCGGTTAGATGATGGTAGATCACGCCAGTCCCCAAATAATCGACCTCTTGCGCGATCTCGGCCCCCAGCCCATCGGAGCTACCAGTAAATGACGCATGAGCCTTAAAAGTGACTTTCTGGCCGTCTCAAAGGCTATCGATAGGCAGCGCGACAGTTCATTGATTGACATGGGTCGAAGTCTTAAAGCTTTCAGGATGCGGATGCGGAGACGTTCAGGTCTTAGCATGGTGTTACTTCCTTCGATCTTGGAAAACGTGAATAGAAAGCACTGCGCTTCTTGTTCTCCTTTTTCTTGCAACCTTTCCTAACCTTTTCCATGGAAATTTCCATAGTTGTTCCAGAAGCAAGCGAAGCAATCAAATCACGTAGAAGTTGATTGTTGGAAAAATACTCTCCCTTCTTTCGACAGAAAGAGAACATTTCATGCAACTTGTGTTCGATCGCGTAAGCCTGACTTTCCGAGCCGATATGATGAGCATATAGAATCTTTAAGCGTGACGAACTTCCGGTCTGAAGCCCTTTCAAGCGAGCTTCTACATCATTGGCTTTACCGATCTTCACATTCCCGAACTGGTCACATTGCTGAATGAAATATATATGCATTCTTGTCTCCCATACTCAAGTCATAGATGCCTTTGGGGCACCTAGCCGGAAACAACCACCTCTGGTACTCCTACCACCTTTGTCCACATCGGTTCGTCATCCTGACCTTTCCGACAAGCCCTTCGGTGCCCACTTGAATGGTTTTACTTAGCGCCGACATCAAAGCGCTTGGTAGAGAGTCAGTCTATTCTGGGTTCGCCCGACCTTTGGCAATAAGCTAACGCGCCCTGACGGCAAGTTATTACGAATCACCCAGGGGTTGCATTGCACCTTATTGGTGCGCTAGGATGGTTTTGCACCGCAATGGTGCATTACATCCAGCTACTTGTCCTAGCTGACACGCCGGAACCTTTGCGGGGTTGCCGGCGTTTTCTTTTTACGCTTCCGTGAGATTCATGTCAATACCGCGCAAGACGTATATCGCCGCTGAGCGAGTTCTAGGATGTATTCGCACCAGCGGAGTTGGCGGATGTAGTGGGTGGGAGTGTGGGTCATTTTGGATGGTCCGGGCATGGTTGCCACATGTAAGGTGGGTCAATTTTTGACCAATCGGTTAACGTCTCAATAAGCCACACTCCGTGCCGACTATCAAACATCGCAACAGCAGGACTTATCAATTTTCTTGTACTGACCAAAACTGGTTCGTCTTGTGGGCAAGTAATCATGTTTTGCCACATATCATTTCACCTCTGGCTCGGTTATGAGTAAAGGTACGTACTGATCAATCCACGCGTTGATATCTCGCTTCAACTCATCACAAACCTTACTATCGTCAAGTGCCGCACTCATCCATGCGCCTAAATCAACGTCTTGCTGTGACCATGCGCGCGTGCTGTGTGGCAATCGTGGGAAATTGTCCATCATCATCCCCAGTAAACGAACTTTCGTCCACGCCACATGCGAACCTTCCTACGGTCATATAGGCGTGGAATCATACGGCAATAAATTTCGCCAAGATTTCTGATGGATTCCGCAATTCCGTCTATAGTCACGGAATCGGTAGCTATGTAGTTCATCGCTTCACGTTTTCCTTGGTTATGGGCAACGGTGGCAAATGCATCCAATACATCATCTCGTCGTTAAAAACGTCATAGTTGTACCAGCCATCAACCCAGTGAACGACATCACAAATGTGGCCGTCTGTAGCAAGAATTTCTGTGCCATCTCGCGGCGCAGTTTCTATCGTTTGCCAGTCCATCAGTGCGAACTCCTCACGACAGCCACTCTACCGCAGCATTCTTCAGCCAGTTCGCGAGCCTCAGAACGCTTGGCGCAGACGATGATGAGTTCGGCGGTGGTCGGATCGTAGACAATCCAAGCGATGATTTGACCATCTTCATGTTTGTTCATTTCTTACCTCCTGAGACGCGCTTGTGCAACTTTAGAAGCTCGACTCCAGCACCATAGAGAGGTTGCCTAGTCTTGCCTGTACTTAGGTCATGCACGCTGTTTTTCTTGAGGCCAGCATGATCGCCTATGTATTGAAGCGTATGCCTCTCGCGAAGCTTGTTGACAATGTCTTGCCAGTTGTCCCGCATGTTGCAACCCTCTGTTTGTTATGCGTGTACGATACGCCGAATTTATTTTTGCGCAAGGGTATTGCAAACCAGTTCGGCAGGGCGTACAGTTCACCCATCGGCCACCACCTGGCCATGGAGCGAACGATGAACCAGATCGTAGAGATTCTTCCCGACCGCCTTGCTGCCGTGATGCAGCGCGAACTCAAGTCTGGCAGCCACGACAACTTCGAAGCCGGCCTATGCTTCATGGAAGGCGTCAGCTATGTCGCTGGCGAACCGTGGAGCGATACCCCGCAGTGCGCCTGCCCAGTCATCGCGACCTTCCTGCGTGGATGGAACGATGCACTGCCAGATGCTCGCCGCACTGAACTGCTCCGCGACCTGATTCCGCGTCTCGTCGGATCGAATTCCACACCAGAAGTGGAGCTGAAACGCTCACTGTTAGCCGCTGATTGGTTGGTGCGCACCCATACACCTGCATGGCTTCGTCTTGCTGGACTGACCGCACAAGCTGATGCGTTGGCTGGACTGCCGGAAATTACCGCGATGGCGCAGATACCGGGCATCAAGCCTGCGATAGAGGCGGTGCGCCGAGATGCATCCGCTGCTCGGGCCGCTGCTGGGGACGCTGCTTGGGACGCTGCTGGGGACGCTGCTTGGGCCGCTGCTCGGGCCGCTGCTTGGGACGCTGCTTGGGCCGCTGCTCGGGCCGCTGCTTGGGCCGCTGCTTGGGCCGCTGCTTGGGACGCTGCTTGGGCCGCTGCTGGGGCCGCTGCTCGGGCCGCTGCTTGGGCCGCTGCTGGGGACGCTGCTGGGGACGCTGCTGGGGACGCTGCCAAGAAAAAACTCGCGCCCACCGTCGATGAACTCCAAACGTCCGCCCTCGCGTTGGTCGCGAAAATGCTGGACGTGCAGGCATGACCACCAACCGCACCTTCCGCTGCCGCATCGCCCGAATGAACGACGGCGCGATCCAGACGATGAGCTACATCGGACCGATGGATGGCGTGCCGGTTGGCTGGTCGATCGTGATGCGCCGCGTGGCGATGAAGGTGGCGGCATGAGCGCGCATACTTCTGAACCTTGGACAATCATAACTGATCCAGCTATGAAGCATGGCGATTGGTTTGACAACGGCGGCTACCGAATCGATGCAAAAGATGTTGAGCAACTTTGCTATGTGTGGAATGCAAGTAATAGATTGCTGCATGATCATGCTCAAGAAGATGGACCGCGATTTGGAAGTGATGAAGGCGAAGCAAACGCATGCCTAATCGCAGCCGCGCCAGATTTGCTTGAAGCTTGCAATCTTTTGCTTAATTGCATGTATTTAGCTGGATGGGATGATGATTTCGCAGCAAAGAAAGCACGCGAAGCCATCGCCCGCGCTACCGGAAAAAAATCATGAACGTAGCCCAAGCTCAGGCTATCTATGACAACAGTATTGATCTAATGGCTGAAATTAACGACAGCTTGGAAAGAAAGGAAGCTTCTATACGGTATGGCATCGAATCCGATGCTGAATTGCTCGGTGAAGCGGTAGCCGATTACTACGCCGGCAACGAGCATTGCGACCTGCTGACCGAATTCACGCTGGCGCTATGCGGCGCTGAGAAGTTGGTTGATGCCATTGCTCACGGAGATGGCCTGCCAGATTCTGAGTTGCAGGCATTCCGCGCGCTGTGCCGGCAGATTGAGGAAGCCAAGCGTCGGACAACGATAGCAATTTCGGAAATGGTTGAGAAGGAGATGTCGAAGTGAATGTTTTCAAGTTTTTCTTGATCGTTATTTTTCTAGTCATTGTTCTTGGCTTCGTTATTCCGTTTCTTGTAAGTGCAAATGATGATATGAGCGTTGGTATTGGTATCGTCATATTGCTCGCACTTCTCTACATACCCGCTCGAATGATCGAGCGGAAATTCAAACCCAAGGGAAATATCACACCATGAAATCCATTCGTTCGATTGCTGTTCTGTCTGTCCTGACGCTGGCCCTGACTGGATGCTATAGCCGCGTGCCTGCCGGCAACGTTGGTGTTCAGTACAACAAATACGGCAGTAACAAAGGCATTGATCTTCAAGTACGTGAGCCTGGATCATATTGGCTTTCGTACAACGAAGAAATTGAGTTGTTCCCGACGTTCTTGCAAACCTACAATTGGACGGCAAGCTCTGGCGAAGGCAACGCAACGGATGAGAGCTTCACATTCCAGACTGGCGATGGTATGCCTGTAAATGCGGACATTGGCATCACCTACCAAATCGAAGCTCAAGCTGCCCCAAAGGTATTTCAAGAGTTTCGCCGAACTGTCACTGAAATCACAGATACATTCATTCGCAATGATGTTCGTGATCAGCTTTTGCGTAATGGTTCACAACTCAAGATTGACGACATGATAGGCAACGGCAAAGCCGCTTTGATGGATCAAGTGCAAGCAGGCGTTAAATCCGATATGTCGAAATATGGCATCCAAGTCGATAAGGTTTTCTGGCTCGGGGCTCCGCGTCTGCCAACTGCTGTTACGAACGCTATCAACGCAAAGATTCAGTCAACACAGATGGCAGAACAGCGTAAGAATGAAGTCGCACAGGCAACTGCTGAAGGACAGAAAGAAGTGGCTCTCGCACAAGCACGCGCTACGGCAACTGTTGCCACTGCGCAGGCTGAAGCTCAGGCCATCACACTCAAAAACAATGCGCTAAAGGACAACCCTGCATTGATCGAGTTGACAAAGGCGCAGCGTTGGAATGGTCAGCTTCCGACGACCGTCATGGGACAAAACGTTACTCCATTTCTGACGCAATCTGTCAAATAACCCACCCAACACAAGCCGGTTAGCGGCGAGAGGATTTAGACGTGAGCAACATGTCTTATTGCAGGTTTCAGAACACGGCAAGCGATCTACGCGACTGTTTGGATAATTTTGATGACGATGATCTTTCGGATGAAGAACGTAAAGCGCGCCGCAGAATTATCCGCATGTGTGTCGATATAGCTTCCGATTACGGCGACGAAGAATCCTAACCCACCCCACCGCCCAGCGGAAATTTGGTGATTGATATGAGTAATTTAGCGACAGTTGAGAATGATGATCACGGCACCGTTTCTCCCATGTTCGCCATGATTGAGCGCGCTGCGCGTGATCCTGCCGTCGATATCGACAAGCTCGAACGGTTGATGCTGATGAAGGTCAATGCGGACGCGTTACAGGCTCGCGGAGCTTATGACGATGCTATGGCCGAACTTCAGCCTGAGTTGCCTGTCATCGCCGAGAGAGGCCAAGCTGACCGTTATTCCTTTGCCAAGTGGGAAGATATCAACGTGGCTATCAAGCCGGTACTTATGCGACATGGTTTCGCTCTGACATTCCGCACCGACTTTGCCGATGGAATAGCTATTACTGGCGTTCTTTCGCATCGTGCTGGACACCGTGAAGAAACAACGATAAAACTCCCAGCCGATGCTAGCGGAAATAAAAACCCTGTACAGGCTGTCGCATCAAGTGTCAGCTACGGGAAGCGATATGCGGCCAGCGCGTTGCTCAACCTGACCAGCCATGGTGAGGATGATGATGCTTACACCGCAACGGTGGAAAGGGTCACAGAGGATCAGGAAATCCAGATCAACGATATGCTGGAAGCAACCAATTCCGACAAAGCCAAGTTCCTTGAATGGCTGAAGATTGACGGCGTATCGAAGATCCCAGCGAAACGCTTCGATGAGGTGATGAAACTACTTAAGGCGAAGGTTAAAAAGTGAGGATCATCGAATGCCAACAAGGCACACCCGAATGGTATGCCGCTCGCCTTGGTATACCAACCGCGTCCGAGTTCGACAGTATTATAACGCCGAAAAAGGGTGATCTTGCCGCTGCTCACGAGGGCTACATCGATCAGTTGATTGATGAGTCCGTGCGTGTAGATGCTGAGCGCGCCTTTAAGGGCAATCAACATACGGAGCGAGGCAAGGAGTTAGAGCCAGAAGCGCGAGACCTCTACGCGTTTCTGCGCGATGTCTCACCACAGGTTGTCGGCTTCATTCTCAACGATTCCGAGGATGCGGGCTTTAGTCCAGACTCCCTCATTGATGACGATGGTGGTCTTGAAATCAAGTGTCCCGATGGTCCTACGCATGTTGGCTATCTTCGTGCTGGAAACATTCCAGACAAGTACAAGCCACAGGTTCACGGAAGCATCCTTCTGAGCAAACGCAAGTGGTGGGACTTCATGTCTTATTGCCCCGGACACAAGCCACTGATTGTTCGTGTAGTGCCGGACGCATTCACCGAAAAGCTAGCCATGCATTTGAATTTCTTCGTAAAAAAGCTGGCTATAGAAAAACAGAAATTACTTGGAGAGACCAATGGGCATTAAGACCAAATTCGATGCGGTAGCCGCCAAGAAATATACCAATGGCGGAGACGAAGAAAAGACGCAATGGATCAACGTTGGTCGGGGCGTCGAGTGGGATGAAGGCGGCATTGAAATCGAGTTGAACGCCGTTCCTGTAGGCGCGTGGTGGAACGGTAAAATCAAGCTATTCGTACAGAAGCCAAAGAATCAAAACAGTGCATCAAATCGTTCGCCAGCAGCATCGGTCGATGACTTTCAAGATTCTTCGATTCCCTTTTGATCATGGCTCAGACCTTCCTACTTCCCGAAAAAGACCGTGATCGCATCGCTGCAAACATGCATGCGTTCGTCCTTTCAACGACGCCAGGAAAGAAGGTTCGTGTGACTGTAGAGGTTTACCGAAAGTCACGGTCTAACCAACAATCGCGTTACCTCAACGGTGTGGCATATAAGCTCTTAGGCGAAGCCACAGGATACGAAAGAAACGATATTAGCGAATATCTTTGCTTAATTTATTTCGGCGGGAAAGATAAGAAAGTTCCAGGTGGTAAAATTGTCCAAGTTCCACTACGCACAACAACGACAAACGAACAGGGCGAGCGCGACGTTATGAATACGGTGGACTTCGCGGCCTATGTGGATTTTGTGCAGCGATTCGGCGCTAAGCATGGTGTTTATATCCCCAATCCGGATGAGGAATAATTTATGACCCGCGAACAGAGGTTGAGGGATTTGGTTGCGGAGTGGAATTCTATTGGCGATGAGTACGGTCCGAACTTTGACCGTAATGGCGTAAATATCTTTTGCTCTGATGAACTCGAAGCCATCCTTAAGGAAGGAAGTGAGGAATGGTTGCCAAAAAGACTTATGGAATATGAAGGAAATGAATATGCTCGGGGATGGAACTGCTGCTTGGAAACGATTAGAGATTCCATCTCAAAACAGATGCCTAATGGGGTTGCGAAATGACCCACGCACAGAGACTGATGAAGTTGGTTGAGAAGGCTTGCGTTGCTCATTACGAAAACTGGTCAAAGTTCCATCAATGGGAGCGTGAGGCTTTTCGTAAACATATGCAGGTAACTGTCGAATCCATCCTCAGCGAAGAGAGTGAGGGATGGTTGCCTTGGGATGAGAATAATCCTCCTGATCCAGGTGAATATTTCGTTTACCACTCGCGATTTATTCAGCCCGGTGAAAAACTTTGGAGTTACAGAGCAATCGGATATGGGCCGAAGAAACATGACGTCATTTGGTTTAACGACGGAAATCGTCCTGCTGACGGACCACCTGAGTTTTATTGCCCTACCCCTAAATTCCCCGGATTGAACACATCATTGGAGGAAAGCAAGTGATTCGATTAATTACTAAAAGCCGACTTAATGACGTGATCACACGCGCAGAAATAAAAGGCTGGCATGTCGGGTACTGGGAAGGGCGACGCGACTTGCAAAAAGAATTCAATGATCAATGGGCATGGGAGAACGAACAGCGCGGTTTCGATGCCGCCCTAGACAAAGGAAACGAGCATGACTAACCCGACCTCCAGTGAAGTGCGTGAACGCGTTAAGTGGGAATATGACAGCTGGGGTTCTACTACTACTACGCAGATGCTCGAAAGCTATGCAGACCTCCTATCCACGATGGAGAAGACGGAGCCGGCAGGGTATCTGTATACGTTACACATGGAGGATGGCCAAACGTCAAGCCTCTACACAAAGGTCGATGAAAATCCATTCGGCAAGTGTGGCGAAGATTATTCGCATGAGTATCACGTTACATCGAAGCCGATGTTCTTTCACCCAACCATATCCACCGAACAAGCCACTCGCCCCGCAGCGGATGGTGATCTGGTTAAGTACCATCCGGCGCCGAACGCAGCATCGCCTATGGTCCCAAGTAGCCCAACGCACAACCTGCAAGTTATCGGGTCAAAAATGCGAGATGAGATTGCTGCAATCATCCGACTTGCGGATGGTGAGTCGGTAGCGCAGGGGTATGTGACTAAAGTTGGTAGTGGCTATACCAAGCCAAATCTTCCCGTGGGCAGCTGGGAAAATCGTGCATTACTAGCTGAAGAACTTTGCCGTGCATACAAGATACAGATTGATCTACTAGCCGCCCAGCCTCGCGCAGTGCCTTTTATAGAAACTGCGCCTTTTTACTGGACCCATGGAGGTGACGTTAAGCAAGACACCGACACTGCCTATTGTGTTGGATGGAACGATTGTCGAAATGCCATGATTCGCACCACTCCATCCGATCCCCTCGCAGTGTCACAAGACGCTGAGGGTTAAAACCCCACTTCCCAATATATCCACACAGCTGTCGTTACCGGAGGTGATCCCGCTAGCGTGATGTAACGCGCTTGAATACCAAATGTAGTTGCCGAGAAAATACCCGAAGGTGTCGCATAGACGCCTGCCGCATTACCGATATTGACAAGAGGGCTAATGGAGGCGGCGAAGTTAGAGGCTGAGATTAAACATAAAGTTCATTAGTCTAGACATCAACTATTAGGGAAAGGGGCAGTAGGGACCGAGTAGTTACTCGTTGTATAGCGTGCGATACCGTTAGTGACACGCGACTCATCTGTGTAACCTATCCATCCTAATTGTGCGGATTCGCCCATGACATTTCCACCCGTTATGCTGCTTCCAATGTTTGCTGTTATCGTGGTCGAACTTTGAAAAATTCCGTTGACGTGGGCATAAACCAAACCGGATGATCGACACAGGCTATAGAAAAACCAATTAGCGACACCCGGCAAAACAAATCCCGTTAAAGCATTGGCGCTATTTATAAGACAGCGTCCTGACGTTGGGCTGTCCATATAAAGCGCCAGAAATTCATTGATGCCACTTTGGATGCTGAAAGCAGGTGAACCACCGGTTGAAGATGACGTATAAATCCAGCACTCAATGGTGAAATCCCCCGTAAAAAGAAAATCACTCGTAGGCGCATTGAAAATAAAATCCGAACCAATTGCGTTGTATCCGCTGGTCGATCCAAATTTAGATTGTGTGTTGCTTGTTATTGGATGCGCGGTAGTTCCCCACGACCGAGCCGGTATTTGGTCAATAAACGACGTTCCACCGTTAGCTCCCTCAAAATGCAAAAGAGAAACGACATAGGCAAAATAAGGATCAACGGGTCCTACAGCTTGATGATTTTTGCGGCAACGGGCGGAAAGAATGCTCATAGAATCTGCCACGTATCGGTAGCCACTTGACGTGCATAACGTGAGTCATATTGCGCCGTTGTTGCGGCTCCCCACGCATCGACAAGCGTCACGCCTGCGCCACCCGCAATAGTTACGGCACCCGCGCCCCATTGAGACACCATGATCTGCGAACCTACCGGGGCAGCGACAGAACTATGCGGCGGTATCGTGATCGTGGAGGCACTGGCGTCGGTAACTTGAATGTCTTGAATCGCGCCTGTCGTTGGGAAATCAGTCAGCAGTAGCGTGTAAGAACCTGTTTGCGCGTTGACGGTAATGAGCGACTGCCCACCTCCGCCGCCACCCGTCGATGGTGCCCATATCGGACTTCCCGAGGCCAGGGTAAACACATAACCATCTGTCGTTGCGCCAAGCCGCATGGGCGCACCTGCCGTACCGCCAATGATGACATCGCCTACCGTCGTCATGGGGTTAGTGAGCGTCGTCCCTCGCATGGCTGAAACGGTCGTCTGCGCAGTCACGCCGCCTTGTTCAATCGGGACGATTTCAGTTCCCGTGAGCGTACCGGCAGCGGGTAGTGCGTCAAATTTGATATATGTCGTCATGGGATCATTATCGCGCCAGTATCGGTGACAAACCCTTCTACGCCATCGGGCGAGAGGACGTAAGCGACCGTGGCCGCCCCTGCGTTAGTGTAGCGAGCATCGGCTAGCCAGTGGAAAATAGCCGGCTGACCAGCGGCAGAACTCGCGGGAGATGTCCCGGCGACACCAAATGCACCATCCCCCGTGTAGGTTATGCTGGATAACGTCCAGTCCGTCGCTGTACTGGCGTTTCTGACCATCGCATTGGTTGCCGACGGGTTATACAAGGTGACGGCTGGCGCAACGCGCTTGGTCGTTTTGAAGCTTACTGAAGCGACAGCCTGGAAAGCCGATGCGCCCACCACTTGGGGCACATACACACAGCCAGCGGTTCCGGCATTTTGAGCTGGGATTGTGGCTTGCGGGAAAGACTTTTCCAGAAACCGCTGGCACTTTTCCAGTTCGTTCGCATTGTCTGGACGCGTAAACGAGGCTGGAATTGTCGTCAGTGAAAGCGTGCCAAGAACAAAGGTTCCCGACTGATGGCCCAGGCTATCGGTGCGTGAGTCGTAATAGGCTCCGGCATCAAACCAGATGACCACGGCCAGCCAGTCGGTATCAGGCGTCCCTAGCGGCACTGTTATTTCAGGGATAGCTACGGGAATACTGACAAGGTTAACCCCAGCGGCAAGTGTGATTTTGGTTGTTCCAATACCGTCAACCGATCCACCACCGGTGCCCATGTACTGCACGAGATCAACGGCAATCGTCAGTGCAGACGCCACATAGACCTGAAACTGCACAAAGGCCGATTGTCCCGCCAGCGTGCGAACGCTTTCGATAAGCTGAAGATATTGGCAGAAATCGGTATCGGCTGAGCCTGCACCGACAACGATCTGCGTCAGGTATTGTGGATCGCCTTGAAATAGACCTAGAGCGGCGTTGACGCGGCTTGTAACGGCTGTCGCACCCTGCTGAAACGTCAGCCAGCCATCGGCGGTGTAGCCCGTGCCTGTGAGCGTCGTAGCCACCTGCCAGTTTTGCAGCCATCCGTTAATCAGGTAGTTCTGTCCACCACCACCGGATACCGGGAAAAGGGTGATGTCATCCACACGACCCTTCGCATCCACAGTCACCACGGGATAATGACTGGCATCGCCATATGTCCCCGCCGTCACACCGGTATCGGACAAGTCAAGCTGCGCCATGTCATCAACAAAGGCCGCGCTGAAGACCTGCCAGCCACGGTTACCCGCTGTCAAACAGCCATAGAACGACAAGGCAGGCGGGGAACTCGTATCACCGATCAGGGAAATCTGCACCAAGCCGCCGACCATGCTATTGCCGGTCATGCCGATAGAGTCTTGGGCCTTGAGGTTAAAGCCGCCCGGTATCGCATTGACCTGCTTTTGGAGCGCCGTGATTTCAGCCTGGATCGACGTGGTGTCAATCGCGTTTAGGCTGGCGAACCAATCGCGCCATGAACGCGTCGCTATCCCCCCCGCTTCGGTAACGGGCGATTGCGCAGAAGGGAAAAGATCGTTACTCACGCCACATGAACGCCCGTGAGAAGGATCGCCAGCATGTAGACCGCAAAGGCCATCGGAAGCCAACCAACGCGTGAGGGAACGTTAAACGCGCCAAGTAACGCTAGAATCAGGGCAACCAATACAAGAATCGTGAAAAGAGTCATGGTTTTTTCTCTGGTTGAAGTTGGGCAATCTTATGCAAATGGTCGATATCGATCTTGAGCGCTGTCTGCAATGCTAGGACATAGGTAGCCATGGTGCCATTGTTAAGCGTTTCGGGGAAATCGGGCATCTGGCACGGATCAGGCGTAACTTTCGGACAAAGCAAGCCGTTTGGTATGGCCTTGTACGATGGAATATATTTTGTGACTGTTTGCGTCTTAACGGCTACCGGCGTTGGCGCGCAACTGGGAAGCCACGGAAATATCAACAGACACAACAGACCACGCTTTAGATTCGGGATGATTGGCATAAATGCTTTCCAATGTGGATTGCGCTTTCTTGGCTTTCGCCTGCTGAAGTTGTGCGTAGTCATTTGCTGCGTCAAGGTATGTCTTGGAATTAGCGACTTCCGTATTCATTGCGTCAGCCCATCCCTTGTTCGCTAACTGTAATTGCGCAATCGTTGCCAGATTCGTTTTCTGTGTGTCTTCAAAGGCCGTTACAGATGCTTGCAGGGTTGAGGCATTCTTTTCCTCATGATCGAGACGGATCGTCTGTATGGCGCAGCCAGCAACCAGTAGAACGATGGCATAGACATACCAGGGAACAATCGCCCACCACTGACCTGTGACTTCTTCTGCTGTCGTTATGATGCTCATGGGACATTTAATCCTTGCAGACAAAGCGCCTGCTCTGCTTGTCGTCGGTTAAGCAAACCTTGAGATTTTTTGCCACCTGCATAGATATATAGAAGCATGTCGTTGCAACCTTGCAGTGTGTAGCCCTCGTTGATTTTTCGAAGTACCGAAGATCGGTTAAACGCGGTGTCACCAATATTGTAGCCAAGATCAGCCATGGCAGCACGTCGTGTTTCCGGTACTAAAACTTTGAGATGATCATCTACATTTTGCAGCGCATGCGACATGGAACCTTGGAACATCGCGGCGCACTCTGCGGGTGTAGCAGTCATTCCTAGATAAACACCTTTAGTCTCACCTGTGCAGATCGTCGGAACGCCTCCAATGTCTTTGTAGGCCTTATAGCGAGTACCTTCAAAGTAAATGCCTAAGGCTGACGCAATAGCAATCGCCGATCCACCGGTAATTTTCAACCATGGCTTATTGGTCGCCATCGGTAGGCCGGATGTTGTTCTGTTTGATGATGCGAGCTAAGCCACCAATAAAAAAACCTAGTCCGCACAGACACAACGTAAGACGGAAACCGAAAATTCCGATGAACTGTGTCATCGTTGCGCTTAAGGTTAAGCCGGCGACAACGAAAGAGAAAATAACACCACTTCCGGCAAACCAAACGGACCAAAGTTTTCCGATAGTTTTCCAATCGTGAACAAGCTCAATCTTCATGCTTGTGCTCTGTATTCATGGATCATCTGGTGAAGATCAAGTAATCCCCAGCGAAACTTATCCACATCAACTACGGTAGGTATCTTGAATATCTCATCGCCAATATGTTTTTCTACAATCTCTGTAGCGTCATGCAATATATAACAAATAAGTGCCATCTTTTGCTTTAGTGGGTCTTTCTCCAACAGCATCTCAATGCCTGATTTGAGATTAACTCTAGCATTCTCTACAAGCATCAGCATGGCTTGTGGTGCATCAGTATACTTATGAGCGTAAAATAACAGATCAGCCGCTTTGATTAGGGGTCCGTAAGACGGATGATCAAACAGACTTTTAGCCATCAGACAGGCCCAATCGCTAGCCACTGAAAGGCTATAGCACTGATAATGGTATGAGAATTTGGTATCGCTGCAAAACCTGTGTCGCCATAAGCGAGAAATCCACTGGCTGTAAGGTTGCAGCAGTTAGTCGAAAGAATTCCTTCGATCGAGGTTGGCGACTGATTATTTGGCGTGGCTGCGACAAAGTAAGGTGTTCCACTGAATGCGATGGGAAAAGTGACATTCAAAGAGGTGTTACTCGTTCCACTGGCTGGAAATGTTCCATTGCCCCATTGAATACGAGTTGTACCAACTACGATGGAGCCTGAATCTCCTGAAACAGGCGTGGCTGTCGTAGGTGTTTGCCAGAAAACGGATGTTCCATCGGTTGCAATCGACTTACCGCTCTCGCCCGTAGGATCGGGCACCTGTAGGATCGTATCCCACGCCAAAACAGAGCCGTCATTCGTCAGCCACTCGCCAGCCACAAGGGATGGAATGGTCTGGCCCGAACCTACATCTGGCTGAATATTGTTGAACGTGCGCGGATTTGCCCCTAGTGAGTCCGTAATGACAACCCCGTAAGCTGCACTTCCCCAAATATCAGTAGTCGGAACGCCCGAAGCATCCAGAACAACCGGGTTAGCATTAGGAATCGTCAGCGCTTGATCTGACCATGTGTTCTGCCGTGTGGTCAGATCGGTTTCGTAGAAGTTTATTAGACCGCCAGCATTTACCGAGCCATCGGATAGGAAGTATTGTGGAAAGGGACCAAGCGGGCGATAAGATGACATTATTTTGGTCCAATATTGTTGGCGGGAATCGTTGCCGTAATCGGGTTTTGGTACTGCGCGATATTTCCGAGATTAGCCGACAAGATGTTAGGCACAGCTTGGGCTTGTTGCGGCATTAGAGCGTTGTATAGTGCCTGACTTCTAAGTCCCGACTGAATGCCTCTTGCAGCCAACAAGGTCCCAGCAACGCCTGGAAGCGCTCCTGTATATACGCCCGCACCAATACCGCCTAGCGCACCCAAGCCTTTAAGCGATTCAACTCCTAACGTACGCGCTGCGGTTCCTGAATCAGGAATGGACTGTTTAAGAAAATGCTGACCGATCATGGCAAGAGTGCCCAAATCGCCACGATTACCTGTCGCCATCGCATTTTTACCTGCACCTGACGCAGTTATAACGCCCATAAGCTGACCAGGTGGGATATTTCCGTCCTGCGCCTTGGCAACTAGTGGTGTGAGCGTCTTGATGTTCTGCCAGATGCCGCGTGCGTCGGCCAATTCAGAAGCGTCGGCTGGACTCATTTGGGACTGTATGGCATCACGCAATTTGTCCTGCAAAAGGCCAGCATGATATGCCAATGGACCGTCAGATGCTGCCATGCGTCCCAAAGAACTATCGAGTCCCTGAAATTCTTGGCCAGTTATCGGCTTTGTTCCGCCATTCGATAGATTGACTACCTGATCGACAGCCGAACGGAGCGGTTGAGCATTAGTTATGCCAGTTTCCCTCACACCAGTTTCAGCAATCTGATTTAAATCATGCACAAGTCCCGGATCAACGCTAAGCGTATTATTCCCTAAAACATTATCAAAGCGCTGACTTACTGCCTGTTTAGAAGCCTGAAATACATCTGGCGTGACCTGAGGCGATGAAGGAAGACCAATAGTTTTACCAACCGCATTGTTAAACTGGGTTTGCTGTTTCGCCGCATTGGCAGCCGCACCACTAAACGGGATGATGCTCGTCGTGGAATCGGCTAGTTTCATCGGTAGCGACTTAGAAAGTTGCGGCGCGGTAATGTCTATGCCCATATCTGCCGCTTGCTGTGCGAGTGCCTGACGCGTTGCAGGAATGGCGCCAGCCAAAAACCTAGCCGTAGCCGTTCCAGCCGCACCCGCACCACTTGGCAGCATGCCGGCGCCGATGCCAATAGCCATTTGAGCACCGGGACTTAACCCTGCTTCTTTTGCTAGGTATGATCCGGTTGATCCAGACGTTGCCGCTGCGAGTTGAGTGCCAGGATTTGCAGCGAGTGTCGTTCCAATATTTGCCACAGTCGGACTCACTGCACCAGACAACGCACTCCCCAGCCCAACACCCGATACTGCCCCTCCTAGACCTTGGGACAAAGCACTTGCATATCGTTCTGATCCATTCTGAGGCGTGACTTGCGGTACACCCGCCGCATTCAAGGCCATATCTGTAGCTTGTGACGTATTTCCAAGGCGATATTTTGGATCAATTCCAAGACCACTTTCAGCCGCATTGACGCCATACACGATAGGGTCATTGACAGCGCCGATAAGGCTAGTTGCGCCATGCGCCAAAGCGCGGCCAGTCAACGCCGTAGCGCGGCCAAGTTGATCGAGTGCCGATGGGTCTTGCGCTGGTGTAGAAACAGAAGGCGATACGGGTGAAGTAGACGAGGCAGCATCACCCTGCATCGAATAACCAGGTGGTGGTGGTGGAACAGCCGACGCAGTTGCAGTCTGCAACTGATAACCATCTGGCGGTGGTGGAATCGATCCGTCCATTATTCAGGCACCCATGCAGTTCCATTCCACACAACGGCATGCCCCATCGAATTGACGGCACGCGGTTGAGCGGATTGATTAGGCAAACCCGCCGTGCTGGTCGCAGCACCCATGCCACCGGGCTTGGAAAACTGCGGTAGCTTGTTGTTCGGGTCAAGTCCGATAACTTTCAAGGCATTCGCCTGAGCCGCACGGCTGAGCAATGACGTACCCGGTGACGCCGGACCCAAAACGCTGTCGCGCTTGTCCTGCATCTCGTTGACCTTGTCATTCATGAAGGCGGCAACTTTGGCGAGCGCCACATTCCGGTTAGGATCATTCGGGTTGAGATTGGACAACATGTCATCGACCTCACCCTGAGATGCAACGCCACCCTTGATCATCTTGGAAGCCTCACCCGCAAGCAGGGTTTTCGCCTGATTCCATGCCTTCAGAGCGGGCGCAGACATAGTATTAGTGGCTGAACCCAACGCATTCTCCACGGCATTAACTGCACCGATATTATTAGGAAGGCGACTTGATATGTCCGCCATATCACTAAGGTGATCAAGCGCAGTTTGAGCCGCTGTTAGCGTACCGCCCGACTTGCCAACAGCACTCGATGCCAGATCGTTCAACACCGTCTTATTCTGATCGTACTGCTGAGCGCTGAAATTCGGATTGATCTGCATGGCCCGCTGGATAATCGGCTGCAATGTGGGCTTCGATAGAGAATAAGCACTCAGAGGCAACTTATAAGCTGCCAAAGCTTGCGCTTCCGCCTCATCACCAGCGGATAACGGTGCATCGGCATCGCCAGCCAGTTTACCGGTTGTAAGATACGATTGATGCTGGTCAGCATTCACAGGAACGCCCTGCTTAATAAGCTGCTGAACTTCAGCTTCGCGCTTCTGAATAAGGTTTTCTTGACCTAACTTAGCCGCAGCGGAATATTCACCCTGGCCAAGCGGCGAAGCTGCACTACCTGCATTACTCGATGCGGCACCATTCGCCTGAATAGCCTTATCTACATTACCTGGACCAGCGTTGTAGGCAGCAAGTGCGGCAGCGGGATCGCCATTGTATTTGGCAAGCAACTGGTTGATGTATTGCGTACCGCCAGCAACGTTCTGTTGAGGATCAAGCGGGTTTTGCACGCCAAGACCTGCCGCTGTGGCAGGCATAAGTTGCATTAAACCTTGTGCGCCGGCTGAGCTAACCGCGTTCGCATTTCCGCCCGATTCCTGCTTGATGATGGCTTGAATAAGCGCTTGACTGGCCGTACCGTCTGCATTGGTCGCCGGTTGACCGCCAAGGTTCGCCAGCACTGAAGGAACATATTTCTGCGTTTCAGGCGGTAGCGCGGACAAGATGCCACCACCTGGAGCTGGTTGATTCGGCTGTGCCGTACCTGCGCCAGTTGCGGGTGCTTGCGATACGCCGCCTTGTGAAGTGGCCGCACCGATGGGAGTAAACCCTTTAGTGGTCACATAACCTTGCGCAAGGATAGGCTGACCGTCTGGCCCCGTTTTGCCGGTATTGTAATTATCGACGTATTTAGGCTGCTCAGACGCACCCGGGCCCTGATATACGACCTTCCCGGTAGTTGGATCAACTAATGCTTCACCTTGCCCCACCTTGACCGGAGATGCACCAGCTGATTGTCCAAGCTGAGCAATCTGCGCCTTGATTGACGTCAATCCTGGCACAGCATCCGCATAGGTATCGGGAATTTGATGACCATTAGCCTCAGCAAGTGGCGCAAGATAGGGTTTCACAGCCGCCTGATACACCTGCTCTTTAGCAGCGTCTGTAGGCTGTTGATCCATATAATTCATCGCATTGCTAAGTCGCGTTAGCTGCGTATTTCCCGCGTTCTGATAAGCCGCTGCTTGTGTCGGATCAATGGCTGCTACTTGTGCGGTTGCCGATGGATCGCCAGCAATCACTTGGGGCGCAAGAGAACGTATCTGTTGCTGATCACCCAAGGCTTGCTGATACGCCTGCTGTTTCTCGGCATAGATATTATTGGCTTGCGCCGTCTGCTGTCCCTGATTGAAATTTCCTACAATGTTTGCAGGATTAACAGCAGTCGATTCATCAAAAATATTAGCCATATCGATCCTTAGGAAACGTTGTAACCGTTACCGGATGAGCTTCCGTAAGTGGTCGGCGTGTAACTGCTCTGATTCTGCGTATATTGTCCGTAAATGTTTCCAAGCTGTCCAAGCGTGCTATTAACCGCATTAGCTTGGCCGGCATAACTGGATGCATTGGCTTGACCAATGTTGTTTTCCTGCGCACCGATCTGGTTCGCAGTCTGCTGACCTACGCCAGCAAATGCACTGGATGCCGAATTACCTTGCTGCGCCACACCAGAAATCTTGTTCCAGTAGTTATTAGCGTACTGCGTGGCAAGTCCCTGACCAAGCGAGATTGCATCAGCTGTCTGACCACCACCCCACACGTTGCCAGAAGCCGCACCATTCGCTGTAGAAGCTTTCTCACCCTGACTCAGGGCGAACTGGTAATCCGGTGAATTGGCAAATCCTGAGGTATTTCCAGAGAGATACTGATTCTCAAGGTTGACAGCATTCGAACCTGCATTGAGATACGGCTGCGCATTAGCCGTATTCTCTCCATAAATTTTGTTCTGTTCGGCAATAGCAGCATTAGACGCGTTGGTCTGCGCCTGTGCACCAGCACTCGCGGCGTTGGAGGACATGACGCCTGAGGCGAGAGCAGCGCCTCCTACAATGGCTGCGCCCCAAATTTCCGCCAGTTAGCTTGCATTCATAATTTTCATTATGAAGCCTCCGAGTTGTATTTTCATAGTGAGCTTGTTCATGCGAATTCACCTGCCGCGTTTAACTTGTGAAAGTGGCTAACCCAGACCAATCGTCCTGACTCGCTATCCTTGCCAATACCTTCTAGCGGATACCGCGAATGAAACAAAGGCGCTTGAAATATCAGCGCACGGTTCTTTTTACCACGCACCATGTCCGTCTGTATCCATTTGTCCGGATCGCGTGAAACCATATCGCTTTTCAGTTCGTCCAGAATGCCCATCGCTTGCATTTCGGCAAATCCTGGCATCGCGTTTAATCCCGTGCGCTTATGCGTGAAGAACGCAGTCCCTGATTCTTCTTCATGATTGGTCAGATATGCCACGCACGTATGGTTCCCCGACTCCCGATCACTGTGTATATACGCTCGTTCCATGCCTTCATTGGTGACGCGGAAATACATCGTATTGGGTACAACCACGCCATTAACTGCCCGCATGATTGAGGCGACCATAAGTGCGTGATCACCCCAAAATCCCATGCCTTCATAGACTGAACTACCTACTTCACCTTTATTTGGTCGCCACGTATCAAATCCAGCAGCAAACACCGATGACTTGACGCGATCAAGTGCCTTACAGAAGTCATCGACAACGAGATAGCTCATCCTACGGTTCCTTGAAGTACTGCTGCACCACCCATCAAATCTCGCCTACGTGGGCTGGAACAACTCACACGATATGTCCGGTTATATGTCGATCCTTGGCGTGTAAAAACAATGCGCTTTCCATATTCACCGGTTGCGCCAATATCTTCCTGATCCCAGTTGGACCAATTATAGCCACCATCGTCTGAGTATTGGATACGAACATAATGATCCACATCATCCGACAACTGGCCAAGCGCCATAATCAGTTCAACCCGTGAAACAATCACGCGATTATGGTTATTAGACAATACACCGTTGGTGCGCTCAGAGATGAAATTGATATCACCCTCAGTGAATGTATCCCAATCAACAACCCATAATGTGCCATTCTGAAAATCACCGGCAATCCACTGGTTATTCCAATACACCATTCCGCTAATACGCCAGCGGTTCATTTCGTAAGAGCCGCGACGATGCCATTCGTCAGCAGAGACGTCATAACCCCATGTCTGACCATCAGGGAATGTCCAGTAACAGACTTTATGTCCCTTGTCCTCCCACACAAACGCGAAAGCTTGTGACCAGTTAAGACCACTAATGGCCTGCTCAATCGGACGTGTCGATTTACGTATCGGGGAATAACCTGAGAGACAGTAGAAAATACCATCATCGCCAAGCCAATAGACGGTGTTGTCCATATTGGCGACGGTATACGTTCCAGCGCAACCACGCGTCAGAGAAATTCCCTTAGTTCGGATTGGCTGTTCTGCATTGGAGGTGACTTGAAAGAATTCTGTACTACGCGCTGAAAAGATGATCAGTTCGTTATTGCTGACGGCCATCGACACCATGAGGTCAGGCGCAACTTCCGATGTGAAACGGTCCAGCTCGTTGTAGGTCAATGCGTCATCAGGTGCAGAATTGAACGCAAAGCGCCGTGTCGGATCGATCTGCACCAGATAGCTGCCGATATAAACGCAGATGATTGCGCCTGGATAGCCGTCATCCGTGATCTTGGTGAAGGTGCTTAAGCTGGTATTCCACACATAACCCGACTGGCCATTGACGATCAGTAGTTCATTGCCACCATCCGCTAAAAGGTTATCGGCAAAGTACACGCGACCCACGCTAGGAATCGTTCCAAGCTCCGTACAGACGCCTTTGATGCTGATGCTATAGAGCGATTTGGCGACGACGGCGAACAACGTTCCTTCGCAGTTGTAGACGCCACGCACTGGAGAATCAGGAATCGTCGCACCACTCGTTACCAAGGCGCGCAAACCGGGCGGTGTAACCAATGTCGAAGGCGTGCGTGTTCCCGCTTTCTCTGCGGATGTGGGAAGCCAGTTAAGCGTGTCCTGCGACGACCATGAAAGGTTGTCGTCTTTGTAGTAGCCACCCACAATGGGGAAGGTGGACTGCTTCATCCTATATACCAATTAGAACCATTGATCGAGTTCAGCGCTTGACGCCTACCACCAGG